GCTCATAACCCGAAGGTCGGCGGTTCAAATCCGTCCTCCGCAACCAAATGCCCATTTCATCGATATTTGAAACACTTTTTAAAATGCTTAAATTATTCTGAAATTGATTTTAGTAAATTTTCGATAGTTTCTTTTGATTTTTTGACGTTTGCAGTAATATATTTTTGTGTTGTAGTTATATTTGTATGACCTAAAGTAAATGATACTTGCTCGATAGGAATTTTTAAATAATTTATTGAATATGTGCCAATTAGATGCCTTATATCGTGAAGTCTGATTTTAGGTAAGTTATTCTTTTTAAGAAGTGAAGCCCAGCTTTTACGCAAATCTTTAAATTTATCGTTAGTCATAGGATTAATAAAGACATAATCGTTTAGCTTATTTTCTTTCTTAGCTATCAAAAATCTTTTATAAAGACGATTAAAAAGTTCATCACTCATTTTATAAATCATATTTCTTTTAGCCTTATTGATTTTAAAGGGGATAATATAAGTCCTGGTCTTAAAATTTATATCGCTAAATTTTAGGCTTAATACTTCATTCTTTCGTCTGCCGTGAAGTAGAAAAAAGAATATATCAGAGCTTGCATCGGTATTTTCACTAATAGCCTTAATAAAGCGTTTTTGAATAGCGATCGAGTAATCAAAATACCTTTTATTATCAAACTTTGGTAGCTCAATAAAATCGCAAGGATTTTTATTTATTAACTCCAGCTTTATACCTAGCTTGAAAATAACCTTTAGCTTTGCAACGATATTCTTAATAGTCTTTATCTTGTAATCTTGCTTGATAAGATCATTACAAAACTTTTGTATATCGATAAAATTTATATCTTGTATATCCTTTAAGCCAAGTGAGTTTTTAAAATGCTTATTATATGTAGCTATATCACTTCTTAGAGTAGTTGGACTTAAAATAAGCTCGTAAAAGCTAATGTAATTATTAAAAAGCTCATTTAAACACATTTTTAAAACTCATTACAAATCAAAAATCTATCTACAAAGCTATCAATATCAGGGGCATTTAAATCGTGCTTTTTGTGATAGTGTGTGAAGTTGTCTAGCTCTCTATCAAGCATTAAATTTTCAACATAAGCTAAATGCTGGGCATTTACATCACCGCCCAAGCTTTGATAATAATTAACTAACTCGTAATCTTTCATTCTGCTTACTGGTTTATGCTTTTCATCGCTTTTAAAAAGCTCATCACAAAGCTTTAAAATTTGTCTTTGTTTTAAATTAGTACCAAAGCTTTTTATTTCATCTTGTGCGTTTTCATCTTTTTGGCTATCAATTTTCAATCTATCGTAAAAATTCATAAGCCTACCGCTTATATAATGCTCCAATCTGCCATTTAAATAAATAATCTCTTCTTTATTGAAAGGCAAATTTATATATATGTAATCATCTTTTTTATTCCACTCGAGTATTGCTCTATGATCGTTTGTTAAGTCGTTTAAGTGATAAAAGTCTTGCATCGTGCTAATAAAATTAATCTTCCTATATACCCATAATGGAACTTTAGTGCGTGAGCTTATAAATCTTCTTACTTTGTGCTTTACATACCATGCTGAAAGCTCATCAAAATCTTGCGTTTCTTTTAAGTTAATAAAAGTCTTTTGAATATACTTCATAACATAGCCGCTAGGATTATTAATACTAGTTTGAAAGCCGTTTAATTCGCCATTTTTCTCTTGCTCGCTTGTGATAGCATTTGTTTTTAGGTTTTGCGGAGCATAAAAAATATCAGTATAAATTCTTTTCATAAAATCTATTGTGTGAGCTGGGACATAAAATAAAGCGTGAATGTGTGGCACGCCGTCTTTTTTGTGTGGCTCGAAGCACCTTATATAGCTTCTATCGATATTTTTAAATTTTCTTGAATATCGCATAATAAATAAATTCCATTGATGATTAAGAACGGCTACTAAGTCAGAAATACTTAAAGGCGCTGAATTTTTAGCCTTATACTTAACTTCATCAGGCAAATATCTATAATCAATCGGCATAAATTTAGAATAATCGCCATTTAATGCACCCCTAAAGCAGCCGTTAAGAGTGATGGTTAAAAATACTGGGACTTGAAAATAATCAATAGCAAAAGAGCTAAACACATTTATGCGGTTAGACACTTCGGCGTAATATTTATCGCTAAAGTTGGCCGACATTGAAATATCTAGCAAATTTTTAACCTGGCCATTAACATTAACAAAAGAGAAAGAGCGCATATATTCCCTTTGGCTATCAAGCTTTGCTTGGCAAAGCTCAACGTCAAGGGGAGAAACACCATATAAATTTCTCGCTCGCATAATCGCTTCCTTAAACCTAAGAGTTTTTTATTAATTTGACAAGGGCAGCCATTGTGGCGGACTTCGTCCGCCCATGGCAGCCTTTTTTGGCTACGCCAAAACACATATAGGCGAAAGGGGTGTTTTAAACCCAAAAAGCATATTAGCTGCACGGCTCGATTAAGCAGAATGTGCCAATAAGCTTTATTTCTCGCCTTTTGTAGGGGAAATCCCCTACACCCCTAAAACATTAAATAATTTGAATTGTGAGCGTTAGAACAGAGTTTATCTCACTGTCTTGCTCGACTGAAAAAAGATACTTTAAAAACCATATATCTTTAAGGATAGGCACGCCATTACGTTGCTTAGAAGTAGTCGTTTTATTAATACCGCTAAGAACTAGAACGTCGCCACGCTTTAAAGAATACGAGCTTTTAAGCTCCTTTTTTGAAACAATGGGCGTTAATGATGTACTTTGAGAGAGAATATCTTCAAGTATTAAATGTAAGTCAAAATCAATGTGATCAGATAAAATGATAGGCTTTAAATTTATCTTTAAACCAATGTCTTTATATTCGTAACTATCGGTTTTTTGATAATTTACGTTTGATATATCAGTTTTTGAAACTAGGTAAGGGATATTTTGAACGGAACTAAAATAAACTTCGGTGTGATTTTTTGCCGTCAATACTGGCGATGAAATAATTTTTGTAATGCCGTTTGTATCAAGAAAATTTAATATGCCAAAAAAAGCACGATCATCGTTTTTAATAATATTTGAATTAGAAATATAAGGGGAAGTAATCAGATTAATATAATAAGCTAAATCGCCGTGATTAAGTGGCTTAAGTAAGCCTTTTAAATTTGTGCCTAAATCTTTAATGTCTTTTAAATTTGTTTCAGTGATAGTCAGCTTAAAAGTTACTTGCTCCAGGCTCTTATCAATCTTTGAAATGGCTTCTTTAATCTGATCAAATATATAGTCATCAGCTCTAAAGAAAACCGAATTAGAAGACGTCGAGTAAGTAGCATTTAAATCAAACTGGCTAAGAATTTTATTTACATCATCGTAAACATAATTCTTTAGCTCGATACGCCTAAGATCATAATCAGGCAATTTTTGAGAGCTTACGTAATAGAAATTATCCTTTTTATAAAGATATAAATTCTTAGCTTCAAGCATTTTTCTAAACATTGCAATCGTGATCTTAACTTCGTCTTCATAAATGAAATAATATTCGCCCTGATGTATGCTTTCATCGGTTACAATGGCTATATTATTAGCCTTACTTGTAAGACGTGCGAAATCTAAAAGATCAGTATAAATTTCGGCAGCAAACAAGCTATTTAAAAACAGCAGCGGAAGAATTAGGAACTTGATTAAACTTTTCATCGGAAACACCTTTGTTATTTTTTGAAATTAAATTTTGAAAAACTGGCTTGTCAAATACATAGTAATATTTGACAAGCTCGTGAGATTTTGGCTCATAATAGAAATATAATGGCGTATACATTGAAGATATGTAGCTAAGTAATGATAATGGATATAAATGGTAATCCTCGTCAAAATGGCAAGATGAATTAACGCAAGTAATGTTATATATATAAATTTCTGGTATATCGGAACTATTTTTAATGTTATGTTTTGAAGTGTCTTTGAATATATCTGGAAAATCTGAAATACTATTTTTTTGAGAATTTGAAAAAGAAGTTTTATTTTGATTTGATAAATTGTTTTCAGCTGAAGTGTCAGGCTTAAAAATAGACATAACAACAAAATAAAAATAAATAAAAAGAAATATTAAAACAAAAATAGCTAGTAAAAAATAAAATCTTACAAATGATTTCTTATTTGACGTTTGTCCAGAGTGATATAAATTAAATACTTCATCAAGATATGGAATATTAATAACTTCAAGCCTATCTTTTTTATACAATCTAAAAGAAGCAAAGACTTCATAACGAAATTTCTTTGAAAATAATCTTTTTGCACTATCGGCAGCTTTATAAAATTTTTCTGCTATACGTTTATATTCATTATTTACTAGGGTTAAATCTTGGGTAATTAAATAGATATCCTGGTATAAATGGCGATGATATGTAAGCCACCAAACTAAAATTTCGTCTTTTTTGTCTTTAAAGAAGTTATGACACTCATCAAGGACAAACACACAACCATATAAATTTAAATCTTTGGCTTTATCATTAACTTCGTTATCGGTCGCACCAGTCTTATATAAAGCGTATAAATTTCTTAAACCTAAATAGAACTCATCAAAATCGAACTTTTTAAATTTATCTAATAATTCAAACTTGAACTCGTTTATATTTGTGTAACAAAATGAATAATTAGGCTTTTCTTTAGGCTTAACAAATTTAGATAAAAATGTTTTCTTTGGCTCAAATAAAAAGATCTGGTAAATCATATATACTGCGTAATATGTTTTACCACTTCCAGGATTGCCAACTAAATAAGTAATCATTTTTAAAGCTTTGCCAAAATAAATGTAACAAGAGTTTCACGAACAAATCTAAAAACAGTAATGCCAATTTTTGTCGCATAAATTACAAAGAAAGAAAGAAAAATAGGAGAAAATATAGAAAAAACATCACAAAAGGCATTCCAAGCACCAAGAGATTTTAAAATAGAAAAAGCAGTCGTAACGATCTTTTCATTGCCTACTGAAAGATTATTAACATAATCAATAATATAGTTAAATTTAGAATAGATGAAATTAATAATATAAATAACAGCAGCGGCATAAGATAAAACAAGAGCACCTAAAATTACGTTAATAACAACCATTTTAGAAAATGTAACTGCTTTAAAAACAAAATTAATAGCATTTTCCCATTTAAAAAAGCGAAAGAATAAAACAATAGTAGCTATAATTGCTTGCATATCTTACCACCCCATAAAAGTAAAAATAAATAGCTTGGCTATTAAAAATAAAAACAACAAAAAGAAAGCTACAAAGAAAAAGACATAAAGAGAAGAAGCAATCGGCGAAAGAATACTACAAAAATCAAAGACAACTTTTTTACTGAAAAAAAACATATCTATATCAAAATTTAAAGGGCAAGTATTAGGAATACCGCCTTTTTTTAGACTCATTAAATTGCCGTTTTTGATTTTTGAAATAGTATCATTTAAACTTTTTTTAATACCATCAATAGGCTCAAAAAGATTATTAATATTTTCCTTATACGTATTTGCGAGATCAGCGGTTCTTTCTTCAAGCTCGCCATAATCTATATTGCCAGGTGTAGCGTTTTCAGAATTGCCATTGTTTCCTTGTCCGCCACCTTGTCCGTTATTTCCTTGATTATTGCCGCCGCTTGAACCGCCACCAGTACCGCCACCAGAGCCGCCATTTCCGCCAGGTGAACCACCGCCAGAACCGCCATTATTGCCACCAGAGCCGTTATTATTACCACCGCTAGAACCGCTATTGTTACCATTACCAGGCGTAGAATTGTTATTGTCTTTGTCTTTATCCTTATTTGGATCTTCTTTATCTTTATCTTTATCTTTGTTTGGGTCTTGTTTGTCTTTGTCTTTATCTTTGTTTGGATTTTCTTTACTTTTGTCAAATTTGAAAGTAATCAATCTTTCATCTTTGCAATGTGCCTGAACAATATTAGGTTTATTAGGATCCCAAGCATAACCAGGATTATAAGAAGAGCCAAGACCAGAGCAGTAACATCTTGCAATATCATCTATTGTTAAAGCACTAGAACAATTTATACAAGTATAATCAGAAGTAAAAAATTTATGATTATCTTCATCGGTGCAATCAACAACACAAGCATTAGTTTTAACATTCCATAATTGACCAGCTGGACAAGAATCGACACATTGCATTGTATCAGTGTTAAATTCTTGATTTAGCTTACATTTTGCAACGGATTTAGTATTAAATTCAAGATAAGTATAATAAGTAAAAACAGGGTCTTTTGGATTATCAGAATCAACATAACGTTCAAAATCGCCAATACTGCCACGCCCAGCAAAACGACCAGTTTTTGGAGTGCCGCCTATAAAGTAAAGAGAATAACCAGAGTCGCGATAAAATCCTGGAGTTTTTGAGCCAGCAAAATAATAGGCATCTTGTCTAATAGTAACAGAAATAATTTCGTATAAATCCCAAACTGGCATTCTAAAGCCAATAAGATTATCCCCTTTTAAAAATTTAGCATCAGCTGGAACAAATGTGCTAGGCAAGTTATAATCACGCATAACCCAGTATTCACCAGAAAAAGCAAGAGAGCATAAAAGAGATAAGAAAATGAAAAATCTAACTAGAAATTTCATCACAAAGCCTTAAAAAAATCTTTTTGTTAAAAGAGTTAAAGCAGCGCAAATTGGTAAAGATAAGACCATAAACCATATAAAGATAGAAAAGAAGTAATCAAAAGACGGAACACCAATAACATCAAACATTTTAAACACCTTTTTTAAATTCTCGAGAGAATTATGAAAATAAACAAGCAAAGCAAGAAACCGCATAAAGTCCCAGTCATAGACATCAAGAAGTTATATTGCTCTATTGTTAAGTTAAGAAAGACTTTATCCATAAATTTAAACCCCAAAAAATTACTGACGCACTTCGTTTGTCAGCTTAAAGCTTTGCTTTGCACTCTGCTTTAAGCTTTAAAATTTATGTGCTAATTTTTAAAAAGACTAAAAGCAGAAGTAATGGCAGTAACACAAGCAAAAAAGACAATTACAATAGCAAAGAAAGAATTTAGAAAAAATCCTAATTTAGTAACGTCTATAAAATCAAAATACACTTTTAACCTTTTTAAAAATTAGCCCCCAATAAAGGGGGAACAAGCTATTTTAAAAGAGAAAGACCTTTTTTAACAGCAAAAATTGCAGCCAAAACAACAATAACCGCACCAGCTACGCCCATAAATGGAGTAATATTAAGATCGCCAGTTACTGTGCCATCTGCACCCATTGTTATACCAGCTGCAAGAGCATTACTTGACATTGCGCCAACAGCAGCAACACCACCTAGAACCTTAGCTTTAGTAGAAGAAAGAAATTTTTTCATCTCTAACCCTTTTTGTTTAAATTTAGTAGCCTTTAACTACTTATCTAAGGAAACACGGACTTAAATAAGTAGTTAAAGGGGATAGACCCCTTTATTTATTTTCAGGTTTTTTTGCAGGCTTTGTATCAAATAGGAAGTATTCAACTGGATTAGCGATCGTAATTATTCTTTGATCGTTAGGGAAGCCACCTTCAACCGGTATTTCTTCGCCTTTTTTAAATTTTTCTTTTATTGCAGCCGCTACAAGTCCAGCGGTATTATTATCAGGGCAGATTATTTTAAAAACAACTTTTTGCTCTACTTCATCAGTAAAGCCAGTCTTTTCATTAACAACGTCATAGATATTTGATGAAGAAATACGAACAGAAGAAGAGTAATCATTACCTTCAAACTTACCAGAAGCCGAACTTCTAACAAGACCACCCCTAAGAACATACTTTAAATCATATTCAGATTTAACGATTTGCATTTTTAACACCTTTTTTTAATTTATTTTTTTGAAACACCATTTAACATAGCCCCGAAAAGGTGTTTCGTCCAAACGGGGCTAAAATAGTTTAATGCCATATTCAGGGCAAAATTTACATTATTTCGATAAAATCGAAACATATGTAAGATTTACATATTTTCAACAGGTAAATATTACATAATATAAAATTAAATAATGCTTAAATATGTAAATTTTACAGGTAAAAAAATGACAAATGCAGAAATCGCGAAGAAACTAAAAATAGCCGAAAAAACAATATACAACTGGCGAAAAAATAGAAAAGAATTATTTGAAGTTATAGAAAATGGATTAAATTTAAAGGAAGATAAAGAAAACTTATACGTAAATGTTACATATAAAGAACTAATCGAACTATTAGAAAAACTATCACAGCAAGAAATTCAATACTACATTTCAGACATAAAAACAAGAATTTTAAAAAAAGAGATAGATAAATGAAAAAATTACTACTAATACTTATATTTTTAACAAATGCACTAAGTTATGATTTTGGCGAAGATGTAAATATAATGGGCAAATGGGAGATTACAACAGAAGACAATCAATTTATTAATTTTCTTACAAGTGCTGGCAATAAATGGGAAATTGAAATTAAAGATGATGGTTTTATATATGATCTAAAAAATGAAAATTTTATACACGAAAAATGGAGTTATACAAGAGAAAAAGGAATAATAAGCATAGAATTTTATAACCAAGACAGCCAAAAAGAAAAATTATTTAAAGGATATTTTAAGAATGCAACAAGCAGCAATATAAAAATAATAAAGAAAATAGATTTTAACTATTACCTAGTTGAAATAATAGAAACAAGCGATAAAATAAAAATGAAAAGACTGGGAGATAGCAGACAAACAAAGAACACAAAAATTAAAAAAGATATAAAAATAGAAATGAATTAAATTTGACTAAAATAATATTAAGCATAAACAAGCTTAATATCAAGGGCATTTACAACCTTAAATATACTTTCAAATCTAGGTTTTGAATTTTCTTTAAACATTTTATAAAAGCTTTCCCTATTCAAATTTGCTTTCTTTGCAACTTTCTCAATACCTTTTGATTTTGCTATATAAAATAAAGCCCTTTTAAATTCTTCGATATCGCCATCAGCCAAAACTTGATTTAAATATTCTTTTCTAAGTTCATCGGTTGTTAAATAGTCTTCTAGATTAAATTTTGTAAATTCTTCTTTCATTTATAATCCTTCAATATCTCTTTTGCTTTTTTAATATCATCGCTTTGACTATCTTTATCGCCAGCATTTAATAATATAATTATTTCATCGCCATTAAAAGTAAAAAATATTCTTATTCCACCACGATTAAAAAATCTAAGCTCATATAAATCTGTATCAATAAATTTATAATCTCCTAAATGATCTCTAGTTTCTATTTGATCTAATCTTCTTAAAATAGAAATTTTAACGATCGGATTATTTAATTTATGTAACCATTTGTCAAATGTAGTGCTTTTTAATATTTTCATAAAATGGATTTTAAAAAAATGTAGCTTAATGGCTACTTATAAAAGCCCTTAACGCTCATAACCCGAAGGTCGGCGGTTCAAATCCGTCCTCCGCAACCAAATGCC